GAACAGTAGAACCACCAGATTTCGTGGAAAGATTCGTTTGTACCTGCAAATACTTGGTCATATTGTTCTGCGTTGAAGTCAGTAAATGTGAACCGCCGTAGATCGCACCGTAAAGGCTGAGTACGTCCATCATACTTATAGAATTTATCTTTCCCCATCCAATACGCTACACCGTTAGCGTAAGCTACACAATTTTGCGAAGCTACAGATATGTTTTCACCTACTAACTGCGCTGCCCAGACAGCTGGAGTGCCAACATATTGTAGGGAGTACAAAGAAGAATTGGTCCATACCAGAACTTCTTGGCGCGCTTGTGATGCAGCTACAATTTCAGTGCCACGAGATAGTCGTAAACTACCTGCTTGGTTTGTTGCTGCTGGAGTCCAATTTACTGCATTTTCTTGGTCAGACCATCGTACTAACATAGGATCAACTGTAGCAGTACTAACGTCGTTAGCACCAAATGCGAACACAAATCTATTGATGTCAGATACAAGTAACAAACTTTGTTGCGCAGGTACATCAGACGCTCCACCTAAACTAGATAACGCTACTCCTCGCGTAGTAACTCCACCAGTTGCATCCCAGTAATATATGGGACCATTACGCGGCCCAAAGATAAGGTCTTCCCCAAAGTTGGCTTGACTCCATAGTCTAATAGATTCGGCAGAAACAAGTCCTGTACCCCACACACCGCCGCCCCAAGTACCCGCACCCCAACCTGTCATAGGAATAGCATACGCAGCGCCTACGTTTATTTGGTAAGCTGCAGATACGGACCCCCCGCCAGTCGCAGTGGATGTAGCGTTAGAAGCCGCGGTTATAGTGTATGTTATACCGGTGACATAAGTTATTTGAAACTCACCATTTAACGTAAGTCCTCCAACTGCAGTCGCACCGCTAAAAGTAACAAAATCCCCGTCCAAATACCCCCCAGCAGCATCCGTAACAGTGACTATAGGAGACCCAGACACAGTTGCAAACGGGTCAGTCAAAGCTACAGTAGCTCGTAGCGGTGTAATGTCGTTGTACGCGGCGCCTTCTTCTAGGTAGAATTTTAAGTTAGTGCCCATTCCAAGCAGGTTTACACTACCTAACGTGACCCAGTTCCATAAAGACCGACATACTCCTTGAAATGTAGCGGAAGATATACGTTGCCACCCACCGATTTTTTCCGGCAAACCTTGGCGAAATCGCACTTTATCGCTCTCATACCAACCACCTTCGGTAGAGTATCTAGTTTGTTCACGATTTACGCCGGGCTTAAATAATATCTTTTGAAGTGGCATGGTTTTACTCGCTACATACTTTCCCCGAACATTGGAGGTAATGTTGTTGCTTTGATAGATACACTCTGTTTTAGGTTCAATATTTCCCCGCAATCAGAACAAGTATCTGCAGCTAATTCAGATTCGTCCAAATCAAACCCACAATTCTGGCATACAACTTCTATCGTATGCGCAGGCTCGACTATTCCAGAATCTAGTGTTTTCGGCTCATAGGTTGTTTTCATTCTTTTCCTCTTGGGCACCAAATGTAGGCTGACAAACTTCTCCTTGGCAGCAATCATCAACAACTTGATGACATTCCACGCACTCTTCGTGCCCGTGTACATTTACAGTGCGAAGTTTGTTTCCACAACGAGGACAGTGTTTGCAATGTGTTTTACTAATCATTTGTTAATATTTAACACCTTTCTGTGCATTTTCCAAAACCAATTACCTGTGGCAGTAAAAGGCCTACCTGCATATAGCAACGCTAACCCAGCGTACCTAACCAAAATACGTTTTAACTTTGTTACGTTTATTAGCATTTTTCTTGTGTACTCCGGGGCGACGGTGCCGCTTTTTGTTAACTTTTGTGGATTCAATTTTCTTAGCCATCTGCTAACGCCTTCATTCTATCTACTAATCTTTTAGCACGGTTTGGCACTTGAGTATACCATCTGGAATCTTCTGCTTCTGCAGCCACTTCTAACCACGCCTTCGGGTCTTCCATAGCTTCAGCAACAGCGGCCCACATGCGTTTAAATTTGCTAAAACGTGGGTAGCCAAGGTTAAATGTCATGTTGCATAGCACCAGAGCCGCGTCGGGGTATTTAAGGTCAAGCTCGTTGAAGTCCACTCCAACATTGCTACACAGGCGATGGCAATCTTCTATAGTGACTGCAATATCTAGATTAAACGCTTTGCGAACTCTTTCTTCTGATACTTCAGTGCCAACAGGTTGCCCGTATTCAGGGTCCTCTTCTTTGATAAGATGACCGATTCCAAAAGTTGGTAGAGCTAAATGATCTAAATAAATCAAATACTTACAGCCCTCGTCCTCGGCGAGTTCTTCTCTTAGTTGATCTTTGTTCATTATTTTACTTTCATGTATTTACTGACCGCACGGTTACCAAACCAAAAGGACATGATAGCCGCGAATAGCCCTTGAGTCTCAGGAGACCACATAAGTTCTACTGCGTCTTTCCAATCTCCTCCAGCGTCAAGGACTTTAACAATAACTACAACTTCTACGGCTACAAACATTAAGAAGAAGGCATAAGTAATAACAGGGCGCACACTGCCGCGAAGAGCGTTGACAAATCCGCCAGCGTCGATACTTCTATCATGTTCGTAAATACCTTTAGTTTCAGCTATATCTGCGTGTTTATCCAACTCCTGCAGTTTTAGTGCGGAGCGTTTTTCCATCAACTCCGCTTCCATTTTCATGGTTTCTAACTTTTGTTTGTGTTCTTGTCCTGCCTTGAAAAAACTTAAAACTTCTGGCAAAAAACTCGTTCCAAAGCCAAGTAGGCTACCTAATAAACTCATCATGTGTTGAATTTCCCTTTTGGTAAAACATCACAACGCCACCAAATAGGCTTGTAGCCCTGCATGTGAAGGTGAACTGCCCTACCCATCTCTAAAGCTCTTTTTTCACAACGTTCGTAACTAACGTACGGACCTCTTTGATCCTCGAGTATCCAACACTCGTCAGGACTAAAAACCATACAAGCCATAACTATTGCTTTAAACATATCATTTTTTGCTCATCCATACAGATGTGCCCATATAAGCACCAACAATACCAGCACCTGCTAAGTAAAACAAGTTACTGATATCTCCTAACGCTTCTACACGTTCTATGCTCACAAAGAACATAGCTAAAGTAAATGCACCCATTGATATTAGGGTAGCTGTAGCCATACGCCTTTGCGCAAGCAATTTACGTAATTCAGCTTGTTCTTTCTTGATTTCTTTAGCATGTGCTAATTCATCGTCTGTAATAATACCGTCACCGTCCAAATCATATTCTGCATACTCGGTGTTTTGTTCAAATTTTTTCTGCGCCATTATAGTACCACCATAAATAAAAACACAAATAGCCCAAGAGAAACACAAACAATTGTAGCCACAAGAAGGAAACTTTTAATTGCCTCTTCAAATTCTTTAGCTTCTTGAATTTTTTTTCTACGTTCTACAGCTGCGGCTTCTTTAGCTGCCTGTATCCTACGCGCTCGTTCATCTATAATAGATTGCCATGTCCCGGGGCCAAAACGTAAATCTATAAGATTACGCATTTCTTGCATTTTTTCCTGCGCAAGGCGCGCGTCTATGACCTCTGACGCAATATTATTTACGCCAAATTGATCCCCAATCCCATGTCCAGAGTTTTTGGAACGTCTCTTCTGTACCTGCTTTTCACCCTCAAAAAGCTGGTCTATGTACCCGGCGATTTCGCTAACGTCATTAGCCGTATTAATTGCGGATTTTATCCCGTCTACGGCACTTTTCACAAGCGCAATTCCTGCTAAAGTTTCTGCGATCACAACACACCCTCATACGTATAGATATATTATTCGCAGCGCCGAAGCGGTATTACATTATAGCATAGCTTGTTATTATTTGTATAGTTTGTTAGGTATTAGCCCATTTTTATAAGCACAGTTATTAGCATAGCAATGGTTGACCCCATACCAACAACAAGAAATGTTTCTAGCCTTTTTAAACGGTAAAATATTTCACGAAACTGAATAT